CTTCTTTACCAGTTACACCGAATACAGAGTCAGCTTGTGAATCCTTACCAGCACCTTGTGTGAATCCAGGTTGTGCTGTTCCATACTTGAAGTCAAGGAAGAACACGAGACCTGAAGGAAGGTTCATCGGTTGAACCGAAACGAAATCCTTCGCTGCGATTTCAGAAAAGATACGACGAACAAGTGGAAGTGCAACACCAGCCCATTCTTCTGAACCTGCTGCTGTACCTGTACGTGATGATTCGTCGATAAGTTGCTTTGCTTGGTTTTCGAGAAGAACTGCAATCGAGTTCTTTTCATAGTCGTTCTTGATACCGTCAAGAAGTCCTGTCTTTTCCCACTTCTTAACTGTACCCTTGTTTTCTGTCATTAGGTTTCTGTGGGCTGTACCCGTAGAACCTAGAATGTTTTGAATACTCATTTATATATCTCCAATAAAAAGTTTAAATTAAACCTGCTAATTTCTTAAATCTATCTGCCGTCGAGTTAGATTCTGAAAGAATCTGCTTCGATGGACGTGTGCTTGCTTGTGGCTTGCTAGCGATACGGTTGAATGACTCCTTGAGTGATTTCTTTGGTGCCTTTGCAACTTTGTTCGATTGTCCCTTGAGAGACTCAGCGAGTGTAGCATAAACCAACTTTACTTCACGCAAACTACCTGCACGGTCAAAATTTTCAATAACAGTCATCTTTTGTGATTCTGTTAAAGAGTGCGAACGGAACAGCTTGTTTGAGAAGAGAAGTTTAGAGTTAAGAAGATTAACCTCATTTAATTTCTCACGGAGGAATTGAATAACTGCATAAGCTTCTTGAAGTTTCTCTTCAGATTCTTCCTTCTCTTCATGCATTTCTTCTTCCTCTTCACCTTCGTGCATTTCTTCTTCCTCTTCTTCACGAAGAGCACGAATGATCTCTTGAATATCAACATCGTCATCATCACCTTCTTCTACTGTGTGATCTTCTTCCTCTTCTTCATTAACTACCTGAACAAGTGGTTCCTTCTTCATTTCTGTGTGATCGTCTGAAGCATACTTCGAAGGTTGTTTGTTATCACCCTTTCCGATTTCAGATGAATCGAGTTCTTCTTCAAGTTGACGGATAATTTCCATAAGGTCTTCATCCATTGGTTCTTCATCTTCAACTTCTTCTTCGAAATCGAATTCTTCTTCCGCTGGCTCTTCTGCCGGCATTTCCTCGTCTTCCTCTGTCATGTAGTCTTCTTCGACTTCGAGTTCTTCACCTTCTTCCATTTCTGGAGTGTGTTCTTCGCCTTCGTTCCAACCTTCTTCCATTTCAGAGTCATGACCCATTTCTTCCTCTTCCATCATTTCCTCGTCTTCACCTTCTTCCATGTACTCTTCACCTTCAGCTTCTTCTGAAAGTTTCGTTGCAATCATGGATTGAAGACGTGGAGCAAATGCTTCTTCCAAAGCAAGCTTAGCATTAGCAAGTGCGACTTCACGTACTGCCTTTGCATCTGCGATTGCTTCTCTAAGTAAATCTGTCATAAAAATCTCCAACTAGTTTTAGGGTTATTGATAACTCTAATCAACAGTAAAAATAATAGTGACTCTATATTGTATAGAGTATTATACAGATAAATATAAGTAAAGTTGTTATTTATTCGATTTTTTGGTAGGCGTAACTAACTTTTTTTTATGTTTTGATTCATTTTTTAAAGAATTTTCTCCAAAAATTTGAATCAAGTCAGTTTCATCGTATTGAAACCGTGTTAGTCTTTTCATTTTTTGTTGAATATCTGGCGATTCTTTTTTCTTTTCATCGGGCATTTTCAAACTCCACATCTAATGTATAGATATTATTTTTTTGGTCAAAACCAGATATGGTAAATTTACAGTTACGTGGAAGTGTTATTTCTGTTTCTACACAAAAATCATCTTCTTCACATTTTAACATCAATGCCGGATCACCTTGTTTTAATTCAATCTTAAATAATGGGTCTCTCATATGAGGTTTAAAAGAACCACCTTCTGTAAAATTCTCTGCAATAAGTGGATTTATAGAAGTTGAAACAAAAGCATGGTCAGTCCAAGTTTTCTCTTTAAGAAATTGTTTTAATACATCGTTCCGTATACCACGATATACGGTAACGTCATACTGTAGTTTAGAATCATCCGATTTAAAGTATTTATCTAGTTCAAATATAGCTCTTATCGGTTCTAACTTTGAAAGTTCTTCTGCACTTAAATCTTTATCAAAGATTGCTTTTATTTGTTCAGGAGACCATTTCATTTTACCGTAACTATCTCTTAGTAATTTATTTATACGTTGAGCATTGTTATGATATTCCTTTGTAGAGTCTATAACTTCCTTACTTAAAGAAAATGTGTTTATCGTTAAATGTTTTGCAATAGATACCGCTTGAATTTTCTTAGCGATATTCAAAATCATTTTTGTACTTTTCTTTGATAATTCGGAATCTCCAGAATTTACACCCAACATAGCATTATCGTATTCTCGAAAAAAGTCTGAGAAGTTAAAGTTCAATAACTTTTTCTTTAGGTCGGGTCTTAAATCAGGGACTACATCTATTATATCATCTTTGTGTTTGTCTTTGATGAAATCAACAGATGTCATTGCCTTTTCTACTGTTTCATCTGGGGTTGACTTTTTATCGTCTTTTGATTCTTTAGATGATTTATCTTCCGAAGAAGTTTTATCCGAATCTTCAACTTTCGTAGAGTCTGATTCTTCTGGTTTTCTGTGTTTGTTTGGATCATAACTATTTTTACTAATATAATACTCTTTCCCACTCTTTTTATTCACCACAAGAATTTTATCAGGGTCTTCTTTTTGAGTAGGTTCTTGTTCAAAGAGTATGGTTTTTAGTTTAATCATCCTTTTGTATTATATCTGTTCTCTATCCAATTTACGTTGACGTTTTTTTGCAGCATTTTTCTTATCACTTCTAACTTTTGAAGGTTTAATGTATTCTGTCTTTGCTTTGTATTGTTCTAGAATACCACTTTCCTTCACTTTTCTTTTGAATATTTTTAACATCGTATCAATATTCATTCCATTCCCCTTGACCTTTACGTGTGCAGTCTTGGGATTTCCTGCGTAAACTTGATTGCTCATAACCTTTTCCTTTTTTTATTTAATCTTATAATATCGTCCAAGTGTTTGTCCCATTTCCTCATACAATGCTTCTAATCTTTGTTGAAGTTGGGTCATTTCTGTTGCTGTTTTTTCAAAAAGCTTCAAAGATTCTGTCATTTTCTTTGAATGTCTTGTTAATGTTACTTTATCAAACCAATCACCAGATTCATCAACGATATTTTTAGAAGCAAACTCAACAAGTTTCTTGATGTGTTTGTAGGTTTCCATAATTTCGTTTGTACGATAAACAGATTTACCATACTCATTAAATCTTGAAATCGCTTCAATATATTGTTGTTTTTGTTCTGGTGTGAGTTTTGGTTCTTCTTTTTCTTCTTTATCTTGGTCAACGTTTTCATTGACTACAGTTGAAACTACAGAATTGATAATCTTCTTCAATTCTTGAACTGGCATAGAAAATGTAGTTTCTGACTTTACTTTTTTAGGGAGTCCTTTATGCTTTGTGCCAGCAAACTTTTCAAGTTCTTTTTCGGACATTGCATCAGCAACTTGCTTTACATTCTTACTTACTTTTGAAGCAGGAACTTCCCCACGTTTGTAAGCAAGAACGAGTCCCATGAATTGTTGTTGTTTCTTTGATACGGCTGGCATTATTTATCTCCATCAAATATACATTCACATACATTACCAATTTCACAAATAATATTCGTTATATTTTCATGAATACGTTTAACTTTTGGATCTACTTTAGCAATAGTCTTTAGACTAACAGATTCTTTAATTAGTCCTTCTCCAACAATTTCACCACCACCAGCTGGGTACATAAATGCACCATGTGTAGATGGATTTGATACAAAGTCCCAACCAATTAATTCAAAATCATCTTGAACTTCTACTGTATTTTCATTTATTTCTTTAACTGAACCAAGTCCTCTTGATGAGATACCAAGACGGATTCCAGATTGAAGTAAGTTTTTAAGAATATTACCAGAAGGAGTTGGTAAAATTTCAACCTTACCAACAACGTCATTTCCTTTCCACTCACATTCTAAAATGTTATGAGAAACATTACGAAGATTGACAACAGATGAATCTGGGTGGTCAAGTTCTCCAAGAGCTCTTCTTTCTTTAATTTGATTCTGTTGATATTTCTTTACTTCTCGTATAAGTATTTCTTTCGGATATACACGTCCATTTTGATTTTTAGCCTCTGCACGTTGAAGAACACCCGATACAATAATTTTACCATTATTGTTCTGAGAAGATTCATTTATTTGACGAGGAGTCGCAGAAAAAAGTATTGTATCTACCAACAGTTGTTTCATTTTAAGCACCTAATTCGTTAATTTTTTTACCAATTCTGTTAAGACGTTCACCAATTTTTGTTAACCTATTATGGGAAGATCTCCAAAGAGTTCTTTGGTCAACAGCCATCTCTGTCTTTAAACGAAGGGCGTGTCCAACAGCACGTTCTACACGAAGAAGTGATTGATTCAATTCTTTAATAGAAGTGTTTATCTTTTCACTTGTTGTTTTTGTTTTGTCACCCTTATATTCTTTATAGGATGCCTCATGTAGAGATTTCATTGCCTGTTTGTACATAGACTCATTTGATTTGTCAACCTCTTGATTAGCAAATTCTTCTTTACTAATCGAGTGTTTTCTTTTTTCTTTTGGAACGACTTTATATCCAAGTTGTTCTGCATTATCTTTTGTCTTTTCCTTAAAATCTTCGGGACTTGCAGAAAATGCTCTTGGTGTATCATATCCAGCAACCATACCAGTTACACTAGTTTCTTGGACTTCACCCTTAAACTTTTTGTATGATTCAGACATTTTAAGTTTTTTTATGAATGATTCTACGTTCATATTTATTACCTAATTAGTTGATTACGAATTAAAGCATATACTATTCCAGAGTCAACCTTTACACTAGAAAGAGAAAGTTCAATTATACCAGCACCATTTGCGCTACTTGTTGCAAGTGTTGCCAATGGAATGGTTCCTCCGTTTGAAAGAGAAGCAGTACCAACTGTACCAGCTGGAACTATAATACCACCAACTCCGTAATTAGAACTCGTAAAATTAGTTACACCTGAACCACAAGATATTGATTGTAAGAATTTACCAGGATGTCCTTTTCTTTCAAATTCATTTCTAGCATCTGACCCGTAGTTATAAGGTTGTATTTCATTAGCTGACATTAGTTACTCCATTTATAAGTCATTAACCAAATCGTAATATCTCATTAAAGCCGAGATATGATTCTCGTCTACATTCTTAATTGTATCATATGAATCAAGAAGAGAAATAACTTCGGATAATTTAATTTTCAAGGCTTTGTCACTTATCTTTTTTGTTTTTTGTTCCAAAATCGATTTTACTCGTTTTGATTCTTTCTGTAAAAATGACTTTAGATTATTTGTATTACTTACATTTTCTATATATTCTCGGAGGACTGTTTTTTGTTCTTGTGAAAGATTTCCGTACTTTTGATTGAACTTCTCAACTAGAATTTTATAAGACATAAGACGAATTTCTTTCGGTTCTTTGTATATAGAATTCATTTCTTCAACCAATGGTTTTTTAGAATCACCAGTCATATTTTCGATAATCGTGAATTTAGAACGGATAATTTCTGAAGGATTGTCTAATTCAGAATATTCGAAAATTTTATAGATAGATGCGAGCAATTTATAGTTTTGAACTTTTGTTTGGAAAAATGAATCAATATCAAACTTTTCAGATATTGTCTTAATAAGATTATATTTTTCCTCACGTAATTTTGGTTTGTTTATTTTAGTTCTAGCCTTTAATACTGCTTCAATAAGCATAGTTGATTTAGCTTCTGATGACAATCTTTCTTCGGATAACGTTTTGTAGAAACCATATTCTTTGAATAACTCCGTATTCTTATTAAAGAAGTTCTTCAATATTTGTGTAGCAACGGATTCATTGCCAGATATGATTTCAGATGTTATTTGTCTTGTCAATAGTTCAAATAACATACCGGTATTTTTGTATTTTGAATGTTTAATTTTTTTCATTTATGTTACCCGTAAAATAAATCCTTCATAAGATAAATATGAATTTAATTTAGATTTCTTCCAATAAATTATTCTCGTCAAGAATACCAGAATCTTCAATCTTTTTATCTGAAGAAGGTTTAAGACTTTCAGAAATAACTGATTTTGATTTAACTTTTATAACACCCATACTCTTAATAACATCATTCAATTCGCGAGTCATTTTTGAGTCAAAAGACTTTGATTCTAATGAAAGAGCAGATCCCTTTTTATAATTATGAGATGGTTTAAGGTTTACATCAAGTGCAGATGAAACACTCTTTTTACCAATAGGATCTCTTCCAAATGGACTTGCATCAGTACCATACGTTGAACCATGTTCAGGTGGTCTACCAGCACCGGGCCATCCACCTTCAGGTACTTCTACATCATTAATTTGTTGTTGTCTTCTACCACCATAAATATTCAAGGCGGCTAAATCGTGTGGTGTACCATATGATTCTTTTGTAACCATAG